CAAATAGGATATGGTTTCATGATTATGGACGATAAAGGTAGAGTAGGAGAACCTCTTCTATTTGATAATGAAGGTAAAGATTTAGAACGTAATCAGTGGTATAATCTAATTATGACTAATGAACAACATTTAGTTGTGATTACTAAGAGGAAACAATAAATGACTAAATACGAACTGATTGAATTTCTAGAATCTTTTTCTGATGACACAAGAATCATTACTATAAATAGTGATAGAAATTTTCCTTTTTGGAAAGACGCTTCAATTAAATATAAAATAATATCTGACACTAAATTTACTAAAACAGCAGAGCAAGCCAAAAAACTTAATTTAGAATCAGGCGAAGGGATTGTAGTAATAGAATAATGGAAATCATAACTGTTCCAAAAAAGAATATAGTCTTAGATGCAACTGTATTTAGTACAGTAATGGGATGTCCTCGTGAATCTGATTTTAGATTTAATCTGCATCTTCAACCAATTTCAGGTAAATCTAATAGCCTTGAGTGTGGTTCCATAGTTCATAAATTTTTAGAAGTATACTATGGAACTATCATTCAGGGTATACCTAAATCACAAGCATTTGGATTTGGAATAACAGCAGCCGAATTATACATTAAGGGATGTCCTCATTGCACTGATTTTAAATCCACTCCTAAGATACCCAAACCAACATGTGGACATAAGATAGATGATTATCCAGGTGTTAAGAATACACCTAAAGAATCTGAAATTAAACCATATCCTAAAACTGGATGGGCATGGGTATTAGATACATGTCAACAGTATACTGAATTTTATCGTAATGATTTTTGGGTTCCTTTGGAAACTGAAAGAGTTAAGGGTAAAATATTATACGAAGATGATGAAATTCGTATTCTTTGGAAAGCCAAGATAGATTGGCGTGTAGATACTAATAATGGTATCTATCCTGTTGACCATAAAACGATGAAACAAAATAGAGATACAGTATCTCTTAATAATCAATTTATAGGTCAATGCCTCGTCGAAGGCACACGTTCGATGATAATCAATAAAGTAGGATTTCAAATATCACTTAAACCTGAAGAAAAGTTTAAGCGTATCATGATGTCCTATTCAGCCGAACGTCTTTTAGAATGGCAATCTGAAACATTACCATATTACGCTAAACTTCTGTTAATGTATCAAGAAACAGGTCATTTTCCCCCTAATTTTGACCACTGCGAAGGTAAGTATGGTAATTGCAAATTTGTTCATGTTTGCGAATCTGACCCTGGAATGAGAGAGTCAGAAATTAAAAAACTATTCTATGTAGGCACAGAATGGAATCCAGTTAATGATGATGACTAGGAGTAACTAAATTGAGTTATTGGATTGAAATTAGATGTTCACTACAAAAATCTAATGAATGTTATAGTTCACGACAAATAAATTCACCCATGCAACTTTCTCGTAATTCATCTATGGCTGCAATTATTAATACTATTTCTACCATTTCAAAAGAAGCTAAAAGTTTAGGATGGCGAGATTCAAAAATAGGTTGGATTTGTCCTAAATGTCATTAACATATAATGTAATGAAGAAAATTAAACTTATAATACTAGTAATAATTATTCTAAATTTACTTTTCATTGATTGGTTAATTTTCTCATGACTGATGTATTTCTTGTTACTAAAAATAATTATCCAGCTATATTTAAAGCATTCGAATTAATTTCACATGATTGTGGTAGACAAGCCGGTCATATAAATTACGCTGTTCCTTTAAGTTGGCAAAGCGTAATAGGAGAAATAGATAGAGATTTAGCTAATTTATTACAAAATGCTAAATCAGATTTTGAGTGTATTTGTATTGGAGAGGAATCAGAAAAAGACAAAATAATTAAATATTATAGACTTGTAGATAAATTATTACAAGAATTTTTTGAGGAATTTAATTAATGACTAGATATGAAGTCCAAATCCAATTCGGAAAAACTTGGATAATTAAAATTAGTTTTGGTAGACATACTGATGCACTTCATCATATTAAAGAGAATTCAGGTGGACGTTACAAGATGCGAATAGTTCGAGTAGTTAAAACTGTAATATTTGAGGAAAAATAATGGCCCCATCAAAACAACTACTAGAAGCATATAAAGAAGTAAGAACTTTATATAATTTATCTGAATCTGATATAGTTTGTATGACACAATTACTCATCTTTATAAAAATGTGTGGTTTAAGTCCTAGTTTAACAGTTCGATTAATGAAACCTCTCACGACACTTATGGAAATTACGGAAGAAAATAATGCCAATAGCAAAACATCTACATAAATACAAGAAAATCGATTTAGGTAGAAATGGAAACAAGTTTCTTGTATTCAAATGTATGCGACCGGCTTGTACACATTACCTTGCTATACATTTAGCTGAGGGAAAGCTATGTGAATGTAATCGTTGTGGCGAGCCAATGATTCTTACTAAAGCCTCGATGTCATTAACTAAACCTCATTGTGCTAATTGTGTTAAAAGAAAGAAATCAGCAGATGTGGAAACAATTTCTGAATTTTTGGCAGGAACTAAAACTTAGATTTAAATCCATGTATCCTTATTATCATGGAGCTAAAATGAGTCAATCTTGGCTCAATAAAAAGGAGAGACATCTTGACTAAATACGTAATTAAAACTAATAGTGGATTCTATTTTCGTGGTGGTGTTTCAGGATATCAATTTACAACTGAAATAACTCAAGCATTTAAATATGATTTTATGACTTTAGCTATAGCAGATGCAACTTCACTATTAGAACTATCACCATCCGCGTATACAATCGAAGCAGTTTAACAGGAGTTAAGTTGCCTACATTAGAAACAGTTAACTTAGATGCCTTGTTCACTATGTTAAAAGGTGAACCAGGAACTCGCAAATCTACTCAGGCTCTAAGTTATCCTGGACCACAATATTGGATATCTACAGACCAGAAAATGGAGGCATTAGTTTTACCTGCTAAACGTTGGGGATTATGGGGAACTGGTCATGTTCAATATGATGATTATAGTGATTGGGATAAACCAAAAGCTAAACTAAAACAATTTCAAGTTAATTGCCCATTTAAAACTATAGTAGTAGATTCAGTTACATCTATTGGTGATAATATCAATAGACAAACTAAATCAACTAAATCTGACGCAGGCGGAGGAAAAGTAATTGGAGGTATATCTACTAATAGTATAGAAGATTACAATGCTGAAGCCTCGGCCTTTCAGGATTTTATGGCTATTCTTAAGGATATCCATAAATTTCACAAGGTAAACATTGTTCTTATTGCACACGTAGTTGGTCAACGTAGTAAGGATAATGATACCAATAAACTTACCCATCATTCTAGGGTAATCATTACAGGAGGTGATAAAATTTCAGGAAAGATAGCTTCCTATATGACGGAAGTTTATCATTTCAATGTAGAAGCTGATTTTAATGTTGATGCAGGCGATGGAAAATTTGGGTTATTCACTGCTCATACTGGCAATGATTATGCTCGAACATCTCTGCCATTAGAAAGGAAAATATTGTTCAATAATGAACCTATATATGCTAATTACATTAAACCTGCAATAGAGAGACTAAAAGCTGAAAAACCTATTCAGCGAATACCCCCTACAACATCAACAGTAATACCAACAACAGGAGCATTCAATGCCAGTAATTAGTTTTACAAATCGCGACCTTCTGAGAGGAAAAACAGTTACACCAGCATGGTATCGTATTCACATCGAAACAGTAGGTGAATCCCCCGCGAAAGTATCTGAAAAGGGACCATCTACTAATTATCCTGTAGAAGGAACTATCAGATTCAATGGAGATACCGGCGATACAGAATTCGCTAATGTTCCTATTGATTGGAACTTCAATAGTAAGGCTGTTGGCTTTGCTGTTGGATTCTTAACAGCATTTGGTGTAGAAGTTAAGGCTGATACACGTTTCGACCTTAAGTCTGCCGAAAACAGGGAACTGGATGTATTTGTGGAAAATGATACATACCAGGGTCGTATCGTTAATCGTGTTAATCATCAGTATCGTCCAGTGAAACCGGAAGTTACTGCGGTTGCTAAGACAGTAATCGCTTAACTAATTAGGTGTCGTTCCTATAGCTAAACCTATAACCTATAGGGATAGTGAAACATGTGGGGAGTCATGACCCCTAAAGTGATAGCAATTAAAGTCAGGATAAAGTGCTCCTGTCCGACATCTGCAATTACTTATAATAATATCTAATGCGTTGTCCATTTTGTTTACAAGAAATTGATGATGGTCAACATTTTAGATGTTCAACAAGGAGAATTGTAATGACTGAAGTAAACGAAGCTACTGAAATAAACGATACTGATAAAGAAGAAGCTGTTGATATGGATGAAGCATCTAAGTCAGCAGAAGTATTAGAAGAAGCAGAAGTAGAAGAGGAAGCTGAAAAGGAACCTGACGCAGAAATCGAGGAATAACAAGTTTACTAAATAGGATTCTATCCGAATATGTTGAATAAGATAGGGGAATGTATGACTGACATTCCTGGGTAATCCTATTTAGTAAAGAAATTCACTGAATGATTCGAAAAATACCAATACTCACCTTCTATTCGCTCACGTAAATAGAAGAATCGTTGATAGTTATAACGAGAGTATGTGCCTAACGGGGCCATAAGATTATTCAGTGATAGAGGGATGGATGAACGTAGCTTATTCAAGCCGTATAATCATCCATCCCTCGCTTTTAATTTAGATGAATTAAATTGGAGAATTAAATGACAACAGTATTTGAGAAATTTTTTGGTGAAGATAAAGTTCCTACTGAACCTGATACTACTCCTACTAAACCAGATGAAAAGAGAATAATCGGTAAAATTATTAAAGTTGCTGATAATGGATGGGGATTCATTACATCAAAAGAGATTAAGTTTACTCGTATATTTTTCCATTGGACTTCACTTAAACAAGATACACTTAATTTTAAATCTTTGAAAAAAGGAATGCAAGTAGAATTTACTCCATCTGAAGTTGTAGGTAAGGGATGGCGTGCTATTAGGATTAAGGTGATTGAATGAAATCCTATTTAGGTGATGGTGTATATGTGGATTATGATGGTTATCATATAATCCTAACAACTGAAAACGGGATTACAGCAACTAATACAATTTATTTAGAATGGGAAGTGTATCAAAATTTATTAAAAAATATTAATATAATGATAGAACTTCGTAAGAAAGAATTGGAAAAAATAAAATGAGTCTAACAAGAGAACAATGGATAGAATTATGGAATTCAATTAAAGTAATTGAATCTATGACTGCTCAAATAACTACGTCTCATGTTAAAGCAAGAATTTTAAAAGAAATAAGATATATTAAGAGTGAAATACAATCTGTAATAGGCCAAATGGAATGACAAAAGACGAAATAATAGAAAAATTATGGAGTAAAACTATAATCGACCCCAAAACAAATTGTCAATTATGGAAGGGGTCTATTTACTGGAATGGTTATGGACAAATATACATACATGGTATATCACAAGCTGTTCATATTGTAGCCTATAAACTTTTAATAGGAAAACCGAAAAATTTAGTTCTTCACAATGATAAATTATGTAATCATAAAAACTGTTGGAATCCAGAACATTTATATGATGGAACCCAATCAGATAACATGATTGATAGACATCAAAAATGGACTCATTATAATTCTGATAAAACTCATTGCCCTCAAAATCATGAATTTACTAATGATAATACTGGATATTATAGAGGAACAAGATACTGTAAAACCTGTAAAAAAGAACGTCAACGTAAAAGGAAATAATAATGACGTTCAAAGAAAA